AACTCTCTTTTGTTCTCTTTTTTTCTTTTTGGAACTGTCCTCGTCTGCCTGTGTTTTTACTCTCGGCCATTTTACTTTACTCCAGCTTTTTTCCAAATATCTCTTGCGTATTTGTCTTTCTGAGATTTAGACATCCCTTTCATGTCATTTTCAATATCTTTTATTAAATCAGCAACACGAGACATTTTACTACCGAACTTAGGATCTTTCTTTCCCATCTCCTTTGCAACTTTTTGACCAGCAGCAGATGCTATCTTACCAAACATCTTTTCAAGGAAACCTTCAACTAAAGTTGGTGTAAAATTTTTATATTTAGGCATGTTAAATCTCCATAAAATTAAGTGTTATAACTCAATAATAAATATCAATTTTATAAAAATATGTACTTATCTATTCTTTTGTTTATTTATTTCTTTTTGAAAAGCTTCTGCTTCTGACTTATAATGTGTGGATAGTCTCTTCAGATAAAAGTTTCGTAGATATATAGGTAGATTATAAGCCTCTGTAAAACTTATTCCACCTTTAGAGTTTAATATTAATTGAAATATTTCCTCATGTATTAGAGGTTTACTCTCAGGACTCAGGCCAAAAAAATCGTAGGGTGACTGGAATCGTCACCTCTTGCTCCTCTCCATCGATATTTATCGTAGTGGACATATCAATATCTGGTGTTATCGATGTTAAATGTTTTCTGAATGCCAAGGAATCTCTTGATAAAAATTCATTATCAACAAAACTATTTACAAAAGCTCGTTCAGAATTACCATCAACTGATAGTATTATCTTCTTTAGTCTTGTTGTTAACTCAGAACTTTTTTCTTTTGAAACTTTTTGTAATGATTTTATTTCAGCTTCTATATCTTTTTCATCTTTACCATTTATTAGTTTAAATGTTATTTGTCTTTTAGAATATGGTAACTTAAAAGAAAACTTATTCACACCTCTAGTAAATTTACTGAAATCTATATCAACTGGTTCTAATTTAGATAAATCAACTGATTGTTCTTCACCATCATACGTAAAATTATAATCTTTACCATAACCAAGAACACGAGCTGCTACCATGATTGCATTCTTATCACCGATAAGTAGTTCGTTTATATTTATTGTCTTGTCTACTACTAAAGATTGTAATAAAGTGTCGATTACAGTTCCTTGTTTAATTAAATTCTGTGAGGTTAGTATGTCTTCTTCCTTTGCGGTCATGTATTTTACTTCTACTTTACCCTTAGATAGGGGGTGACCAAACATAGAAGTATCCTCTGGATGGTAAGTCTACCATTTCCGTAGGAAATTTGTAATCAGCCATAAATGACTCCTTTATATTGTGTACTTATATATATAACTAATTTTGTCTTAAAACTATTATTTTTTACCAAACTTCTCAGCTGCTGTAACACCAAGTCCAACTACTGAAATGTACATAAAACATTCAAGTATTTTGTCCTTGACTTCAAATGTAGAAAAGGTATCAGCACCCCAACTACAAATCAACATAAAGAATGCAGCGAAACCGACAAACCTTTTACTAGAGATTTTAGCATCACTAGAAAGCATTTCTCTTAAAAAACTCATATTTACTCCTTAGAATTGTAAGATTGCGTAATCGTATTTAAGTGTTAGGGTGATTTCAGCAGGATCACTAGAAGCATAATCTAGTTCACCAAAGTTAGCTGCTTCTATGTAAGCACCTTTTAGTACCCACTCTTCAACAACATCACCAACTGGACCTAACAAATTAAATGTAATATCTTTCTTATAAAAATCTGAGTATCCATCACGACCTGTTACTGATTCATGTGATAAACGAACCCATTCCATAACTGCCTGTGCACCTGATGGAACAACTGGATCGTATAAAGTGATATCAATAGGTTGCCAAGCACCTTTTCCTTTAATGTATCTTTTAACATTAATGTGGTCTAAAACTATCTCTTCGAACTGAATCGTAGGTCTGTTCGCAGTTTTAATTAAATAAGATGGTATACCTTCTACATACATTATAAACCGATTTTTTGTTTTCGGTTCAAATGGTGTAAACATAATTTCTGAAGGATCTAATGTAGCCATTTCTTTTTTCTCCTAAAAAGTCGTTTATTTCTACTCATAAATAAATATCAATTAAAGAAATTTTTAGTAAAAAGAAAAAACCCCACGATTAAATGGGGTTTTTTCATGTATTAGTTTTAACTAATTTTACTCAGGAAACGTAGCTCCAGTTGGTTGTACTACGAAATCAAGTACGATGAACTCTGCAGTTCTTGTAGGTTGGATAAATATCTGTCCTACCAATTGATTTCTATCTACAACATCTGGTGTGTTGTTAGTGTCATCCATGACAACCCTAAAAGCACTTAAACCACTATTAGACTGAACTTGTTCTAGATAAGGATTCACAATGTTTAAGAAACGATTCCTTAGAGCTTGAGTATTCTGTTCAAATACCAAGTATCTTGAAGCACTTGCAATAAATTTCCTTAATGCAATTAGTAATCTACGAACATTGATTCTATCTAGAGCTGATGGTTTAGATTGTAATGTTTTCTGTCCGAAAACGACTACACCTTGACCAGGAAAAGAAGCAATTGGATTAACTCTACCTTCATAAAGGTCATCTCTTTCAGCATGAGTCAATCTTGTTTTAGCTTCCAATACACTTGTCAATCCACCACGATTCAATCCAGCTGGTGCAAACCATTCGTGAGCTACTTGGTCGTTATATGAAATAACACCAGGTAAAACAACTGAAGGCGGAACCCATACTGGTATTGAACTGTCTCTATTTGGAATCATTACCCAAGGATAATATGTAGCCACATAGTTAGTATCAAGATTCTTCACAGTATCTAATACTGTTTCAACAGTATCACCATATGCTGCAGCATCCATAATATAAAGTGCATCTGCTCTAGACTCAACCTTAGATATAGCATGGTTTGTTACGTTAGAATGTAATCTATGAATAACACCAGGTGTTACTAACAAGTTGATATCAAATTCATCTGGATTACTGATAGCGTTTAGAGCTCTTTTGTAAGCTAAACTACCACTAGATGTAGAACTTGATAAGTCAAACCCTTGTGTATTTCCTGCTGTTATTGCAGTTCCAACATTATAAGCTGTTGCTGGATTTCTACCGTCAAATCCCCATTGTAGAGGAACAACAAATTTTCTTTGAGCCAATGTTGAATTAGTCAAAGTAATTGTTGTTGAACCATCAGCATATGTTGTCTCACCATTTGGATTAGCATCATTATCACCATTCATGTCTTCTAAACTCATGGTTATATTGTTACCTACATTAGCTGGATATGGTATTGGAGCTAAATAATTAGCATTATCGTCTTTTATATTAGTAGACAGATAATCAAATCCATAGAATGTATTACCATCGTATGTTCCAATAGCACTTGTTTGATTTGATTTGAATATTACTGCAGGTATTTCAGTTGTACCCGCTGTAGGATTATATACTGCATCATGGCCCATAGGAACAAGTTCTTTTGGATGTGTTGCAAGGTTATTCTCTCCTGCTGTTTTAGAAGCATAATCACCTACTCTAATAAATTTACTTAAATTAGGCATTGTACCAAAGAAAGTAAGTTTTCCATTAGAATCAATACTGACGTGTCTATCACCAATTCTTTTTGCAAAGTAGTTTGGTGATGTTGAATCAAATGTTAAGTTATCAAACTGTTCTATAATATTATCTTCAGTATTATTAGATCGTACTTGTATAGTAAAAGTACCAAAATCCGAACCAGCTATATCTGCTGCTGGTTTTACATCTCTGATAGTAATTTTTATTTCAGAATTTATATTACTTCCATGTGAACGAGTATATATTCTAAATAGTTTATATCTTGTAGCATTTACTAATTGAGATTGTATCCACGGTGTTCTTGCAGTTTGATATGCTTTGTTTCCAGTCCAATCTGTTGATTCATTTCCATCATTGTCTACTGTATTAGTACCATCATAAAAGTTTAATCCATTTGAATCTATATCTAATGATGCAGATGAAAATGAATCATATGTAGTAGAATTTCCTGTGTGAGTCCATACTTTATAAACATATACAGATGAATTTGAATTTCCACTTCTTGTAGATTGTGGATCTTGACTAAGTACTTTTGTAATGTAATTTGCACTACTTGAGTTAAATGATAAAGCATATGACTCTGTTGCAGCTCCAACTGGTACGACATTTAATTCAAATGAATCCCAAGATTGTACAGATCCACTTATAGGATTATTTAGTGTTATATTACTACCAGCAAAACTGGTACCACCATTACCTCTTGATGGAGCTAATACTGCTAGTGATTGAGTCACACCACCGTCTGCATGTACGTTTAATCTTAAATTATCATGTTTATATCCACCTAGTCCAAGAATCCTAACAACTGTTACGACTCCCGCACTCTTTAAATATTGTTCTACTGTATTAGGTGTATAAAACCTATCATCCATACCACCAAAAACTTGTTCAAAGTCTTGAAACGAAGTTATCTGTGTTGGTACAAAAGCAGGGCCTTTTTTTGTAGGCCCTACAATAGCTGCACCGATAGCTCCAATAGCTTGTGGTAAAAACGATAAATCACTCTCGCGAGTAAATACACCAGGCGAAACGATTCTTTCTGCCATTATTTTTCTCCTAGTTAATCTTTATTATACAAATTTTTTTGAATAAATACAATTATTCTACTATAAGTATAACCTAAGTTCCCCAAAATGTACTATTTGGAGAAGTTTTTTAATATTAACCTTCAGCCGGTGCTTCTTCTTGAGGTATTGGTGTAAATACTCCACTCTGTGGATCTAATTGACCAGGTCCGTACTTTTCGTTTAATTTCTGTACTAAATCACGTTCAGATTGTTGAACTGCCTCGTATTCAGACTCAAGTTCTGTTTGACGATTTTCAATTGCTTCAACTTGTTGATTTAAAAGTATCTTTTGTACAGCGATTTGCCCTAACTGAGCTTGTTTTTCTTGATAACTTGTTTGTAGTTCACCTAGTTCTTTTAATTCTTCTTCTGAAAATTTAATTTCATTAGATGCTTCTACAACTTGTGCTTCTTCAGCCATAAC